CTGGTTATAAGTATCAGTTTGATAGATTTAAAACAAATTCCAGTTTATGCCATTAAATGGTGATATCGCTGGATTGATGGCAAGAACATCTGAGGAACAGTTTCCTTGGTTCTCACCTGCTGGGCCTCAAAGAGGAAACATACTCAACACAGTTAAACTTGCATATAATCCTAATAAAGTTCAGAGAGATACTTTATATGTGAAGAGAATCAACCCAGTGATATTCTCACCTGGCGGTGGATTCTTACTATTTGGAGATAAGACAGGATTAGCAATTGCATCTGCGTTCGATAGAATTAATGTTCGTCGATTATTCTTAAACTTGGAGGCAAGAATTGAGGTTGCTGCAAGAACACAACTCTTTGAATTCAACGATGAAATTACGAGAGCAAACTTCCGTAATATTGTTGAACCATTCCTTCGTGGAGTTCAAGCAAAGAGAGGTATCACTGATTTCGTCGTGATTTGTGATGAAACAAATAACACACCTGACGTGATTGATGCGAACGAGTTTAAGGCAGATATCTTTATCAAGCCTGCACGTTCAATTAACTTCATCGGTCTAACCTTTGTTGCAACTAGGACTGGAGTTAGCTTCTCTGAAGTCATTGGTCGAGTTTAATCAAAGTCCCACTAAATAACAAAAGGAGTTAAAAAAGAAAATGGCAACATTTAATCAAAGAAACATAACAGAGTTTCGATCTAGATTAGCTGGTGGTGGTGCAAGAGCTAACCTGTTTGAAGTTGAGATTGCTTTTCCAGAAGAACTAGGAATAAATTTAACAGATGTATCTGATAAAGTCCCATTCCTAGTCAAGGCTGCTGAGATACCAGCATCAAACTTAGGTAATATTCCAGTTCCATATAGAGGTCGTGTTCTTCCTGTTGCTGGAGACCGCACCTTTGATCCTTGGACTGTGACCATTATTAATGACACTGATTTTATAATCAGAGATGCGATGGAGAAATGGAGTAACTCAATTAATGATTTACAGACAGCTCAAGGTACAATTAGTCCAGAAGTTTATCAGAGATCTGCTCAAGTTAAACAATTAAGTAGAGAGGGAACAAACCCTGGCGATCCAGAAAAAGTTCTAAGACTTTATAACTTTGAGGGAATTTATCCTAATACAGTTAGTTCTATTCCTCTTGATTTTGGTGCAACAGATCAAATTGAAGAATTTCAAGTTACATTCAACTACCTATTCTACGAAGTAGCCTCACCAACAGGTAACTTCTAGTTGATAAATATCACAGTTTAAGTTATAATATAAATACCACTATAGGTATAGAAGTTATACTATGGCACAACTTTTTGGTTTCTCGATTGATGATTCGTATAAGAAATCAGCACCATCAGTAGTTTCGCCTGTTCCCAAAAATAATGAGGACGGTGCAGACTACTATTTGGCGTCTGGATTTTATGGGCAATATCTTGATGTAGAGGGCGTATTTAAAACAGAATATGATTTAATTCGTAGATATCGTGAGATGTCATTACATCCCGAAGTGGATTCTGCGATAGAAGATATTTTATGCGAAGCAATAGTTGCAGATCAAAATGATTCACCGATTCAAATTGATCTAGAAAATTTAAAGGCTGGAGATAGAATAAAAAAAATTATTCGTGATGAGTTTCAGTATATCAAAGAGATGCTGGATTTTGATAAAAAAGCACATGAGATATTTCGTAACTGGTATGTAGATGGAAGAATATATTACCATAAAGTTATAGATTTAGAAAAACCAGAAGAAGGAATTAAAGAACTTAGATATATTGACGCACTTAAAATAAAATATGTAAGAGAACAGAAGAAAAAAGGTGGTGCAAATGCAATTCAATACACGCCAGGCAATAATCCAGGCGCTAGTAACGATCCATTAAATGCAGATTTTGAGGGATTATCAGAATATTTTATATACACTCCACACTCATATCAGAAAAATCAATACGGTTCAGTTGCAGTTACAGGTCAACAAAAGGATGCAGTTAAGTTTGCAAAGGATGCCGTTGCATATTGCACATCAGGATTAGTAGATCGCAACAAACAAACTGTTCTTTCATATCTACAAAAATCAATCAAGGCTCTTAATCAATTAAGAATGATTGAAGATAGTCTTGTAATTTACAGATTATCAAGAGCTCCAGAGAGAAGAATATTTTATATTGATGTTGGTAATTTACCAAAGGCAAAGGCAGAACAATATCTTCGTGAAGTTATGGCAAGGTATCGTAATAAATTAACTTACGATGCAAACACTGGTGAGATTCGTGATGATAAGAAATATATGTCAATGATGGAAGATTTCTGGCTACCAAGAAGAGAAGGTGGTCGTGGAACTGAGATATCAACATTACCTGGCGGACAAAATTTAGGAGAACTTACAGATGTAGAGTATTTCCAAAAGAAACTTTTCCGTTCTTTGAATGTTCCTGAGTCTCGCATGGCTGACAATGCAAGTTTTAGTTTAGGTCGTTCATCAGAAGTTTTAAGAGATGAACTTAAGTTTAGTAAGTTTGTTGGAAGAATGAGAAAGAGATTTAGTAATCTTTTCCATGACATACTTAAAACTCAACTCATTCTTAAAAATGTGGTAACTCCAGAGGAGTGGGAACAAATGAGTGATCATATTCAATATGATTACTTGTATGATAATCATTTTGCTGAACTCAAAGATGCAGAATTAATGCAAGAAAGACTAGGTTTAGTTGCAACTGCTGACCCCTATATCGGAAAGTATTACTCTGTGGATTATATTCGTCGTAAAATTTTACGTCAAACTGATAGTGAAATTGATGAAGAGGATAAATTAATCGCTGCTGAAAGAGATGCTGGACTCATTCCACCAACTGAACAAGAGATGCAAATGGCACAAATGGCTATGGACGCACAGAATAATAAGGATAATCTTGGTAAACCCATCAATGAACCAGAGATTGATACAAGTAAAACTGAAGACCCCGACTCGCCAGGCACGCCAGATCTTAAAGGTGGCGAGATATAAATAAAACATAGGTATAGGATTTTTATCTCATGGATGAATTAATGAACTTGATGATTGCGGATGAATCTCCATCTGAAATTAGCGATTCAATAAAAACTCAATTAATGCAGAAGGCTACCGCAAGAATAGATGCTCTGAAGCCTGCGGTTACGAATGCGATGATGGGTTATGAACTTGAATCTGAGGAAGATGTAGAACCAGATGCAGAAACAGTTGGTGAACTTGATAATGCTGAAGAAACCGAAGAGGAAGAGTAAATGGCACATCAACCTGTAGGCGCTGGTTTTAGTTTTGCAACGAATCAAACGAGTGCTTCACAAACTTTTACAGTACAATCGGACACACTTAGAGTTGTTGCTAAAAACGCTGGTCAACATGTAGCGATTGGAACTACTGGGCCTGCAACTACAACTGATTATTATGTCCCTGCAAATAGTTCTGCAACTTTAAATTTAGGTAGAGTTAGTTCTATCGGAGTTGCTGGAATTACAAAGGGAGCTGCAACAGTCATTACACTCCCAGAGGGAATGGGCAATCCATTCAAAGTTAATGATGTGATTGTCATATCAGGTGTCACTGGTGTTACTGGATTCAATACGACAGCAAAAATTGTTTCAGTACAAGAAGCTAGAACGATTGGATATGCACAATTTGGTGCTAAATTAACAATTGATCACGACAGTCAAGTTCTTAATTCTGATAACGCAGTTGTAACTGCTGCATCGGCAAGAAGACAACTGGCTGTTTCAGCGGTGACTGACCATACAACAGCTGGTCAATTATTTGCACAACAGGTTCAAATATCAGGAGCACAATAATGAAACTCATTACAGAAGAAATAGAACAGGTTGAAGTTATTGTTGAGAATCGCAACGGTAAGAAGAATCTGTTTATTGAAGGCGTATTCCTTCAAGGTGAAATCAAAAATCGTAATGGTAGAATGTATCCAATGCAAACTCTTGCTCGTGAAGTTGGAAGATATAACGAAAACTTTGTTGAGAAAGGTAGAGCTCTTGGAGAATTAGGTCATCCAGATGGCCCGACTGTCAATCTTGATAGAGTATCCCATAAAATTGTTTCTCTTAAAGAAAGTGGAAATAATTTCATAGGAAAAGCAAAGATTCTTAGCACTCCAATGGGTAAAATCGCATCTAATTTATTAGGTGAAGGTGTTAAACTTGGTGTTTCATCAAGAGGTGTAGGGTCTTTAAATAAGACTAACGAAGGATACAGTGTGGTAGGAGAAGATTTTACTCTTGCTACTGCTGCTGATATCGTTGCAGATCCTTCTGCTCCAGATGCATTTGTAGATGGAATTATGGAAGGAAAAGAGTGGGTTTGGGATGGAGGCATCATTCGTGAACGCCTTGCGTCAAAGACTTACAAGAGAATCAACACTCTAGTTGATCAAAACAAATTAGACGAAAAGAAATTAAGCGTCTTTGAAGATTTCTTAGCAAATCTTTAAATATATAAATAAAAACAGATTATACAAAAGGTAATTCGGAGAGTTCAAATGTCCCGTGGGAAAAATTTACAAGAAATGGAGAACGCCGTAACCAAGGGTGCAAAACCAGCTGAGCCAATGCAAACCATGGCAGGCGTGAGTTATGAAGACCTCGGTGGCCCAACTCCAGAAAATAATTCACCAACAGACGATTCTAATAAATTAAAGGATCCTGCTGGTGAAGGTTCATATGCAGCAAATTTAAAATCAGTAAAAGGTGTTATGTCTAAATCAGAAACCCCTAAAGCTCCAAAAATGGAAGAAGCAGAAACTGACGAAGAGGTAGTTGCAGAAGACCAAACTTCTGAAGAAGAAGTAGTCGCTGAGGAAGAGGAAGTTAAAGAACTTCCCGAAATCACTGATGAAGTAGACATTGATGACGATGTTAATGCACTTCTCGGTGGTCAGGAACTCTCCGAAGAGTTTAGAGAGAAAGCTAAGACAATTTTCGAGGCTGCTCTAAAATCTAAAGTTACCGAACTTAGAGAGGCCATGGAAGCTCACTACGAAGCAAAGCTCGTAGAAGAGGTCGAAGGCATGAAAGACGAACTCATCGAGCGTGTTGACTCTTACTTAGAGTATGTCGCAGATGAGTGGTTACAAGAAAACGCACTCGAAGTAGAGCGTGGAATTAGAACCGAAATGACTGAATCATTCCTTGAAGGAATGCGAGGTCTATTTGAAGAACATTATGTATCAATCCCTGAAGATAAATATGATGTCGTTGAGAATATGGTAGACAAACTTGACGAAATGGAATCAAAACTCAACGAGCAAATCGAGAAGAACATATCTATCACAAAGAGTCTCTCCGAGGCAACAGGTGGTAATATCCTTTCCGATGTTTCTGAAGGCTTATCAAGTACTCAGAAGGAAAAGCTCGCTTCACTTGCCGAAGGTGTTGAGTTTGAAAGTGAAGAATCTTATAAGGAAAAGCTTGAGACTCTAAAAGAGTCATACTTTAAGGCTGCTCCAAAAAGAAGTGACTCGGAAGTGTTAAACGAAAGCGCTGCAGCACCAGATGTATCTGGTAGTATGGCGGCATACATCCAGGCACTATCCCATGCCACTAAAAAGTGAATCTCAACTTGTTAATTAATCAAACGTAAACTTATTAGGTAAAACGCAAATGTTCAACAATGCAGAACAATTGCAAGAGAAGTGGAAGCCCCTTCTAGAACATGATGGAATTGATGCTATCAAGGACAATCATCGTAAAGCGGTTACTGCTGTCTTGCTCGAGAACCAAGAAAGATTTTTAACAGAGGAAGCTTCATTCCTCTCAGAGGCACCAACAGTTAACACAAATACTGGCGCTAATGCTGGTTTTAGTGGTGGTGCAACAGCAACTGGCCCTGTGGCTGGTTTCGACCCTGTTCTTATTTCATTAATAAGAAGAGCAATGCCAAACTTGGTCGCATACGACCTTGCTGGTGTTCAACCAATGAACGCTCCAACAGGACTTATTTTCGCAATGAGATCCAGATTTGTTGATGGAACAAATTCCAACAACATGCTTGGAACAGAGGCATTATTCAACGAACCAGATTCAGCATTCTCTGGACAGAACCAAGAGAATACTCTTACAGATGGTATGAGTGGTGCTGCAACTGGTTTAGGAACAACTGCTCAGTCAGGAACTAACCCAGGCGCTCTTAACCCTTCAACATCAGCAACTCAGATTGCATATGATGTTGGTCAAGGTATGCGTACAGATGACTCTGAAGATCTCGGAGATTCAAGTAAGACTTTCAACGAAATGGCTTTCTCAATCGAGAAAGTTACTGTGACTGCAAAGTCAAGAGCGTTAAAAGCACAGTACAGTTTAGAATTAGCTCAAGACCTTAAGGCAATCCACGGATTGAACGCTGAAGCAGAATTAGCAAATATCCTTTCAACAGAGATACTTGCTGAGATCAACAGAGAAGTTATCAGATCAATCTATAAGGTTGCAGAGCAGGGTGCTGTTCAAAACACAGCGACTGCAGGTATCTTCGACTTAGACATCGACTCAAACGGAAGATGGTCTGTTGAGAAGTTCAAAGGTCTATTATTCCAGATCGAAAGAGATGCTAACGCGATTGCACAAAGAACTCGTCGCGGAAAGGGTAACATCATCATGTGTTCAGCAGACGTTGCTTCTGCACTAACCATGGCTGGTGTTCTAGATTATACTCCTGCATTAAATGCAAACTTAAATGTAGATGACACAGGTAACACATTTGCTGGTGTTCTACAAGGTAAGTATAGAGTATACATCGACCCATATGCTGCTAACTTAACAAGTGCTAACGCTGCACCTTCAGGTGGTAATCAGTATTACGTTGTTGGTTACAAAGGAACATCTCCTTATGACGCAGGATTATTCTACTGCCCATACGTTCCACTACAGATGGTTCGTGCAGTTGGTCAAGATACATTCCAACCAAAAATCGGATTCAAGACTCGTTATGGTCTTGTTGCTAACCCATTTGCAGAAGGAACATCTGATACTAACTCAGGTCGTATTACTGCTAACGACAACAGATACTACAGAAGAGTTACTGTTAAAAACCTTATGTAAGCGAGTTGCTTATATACTTTTCAAAGAGACCCTTGACGGGTCTCTTTTTTTATG